ATTGTAATAACAGCATCAGGTTGACGTCATGAGGTATAATTAGTCTATGAGTAAAAGAGCAGACGGCAAGAATGGTTTTGCAATCGGCGTCGGAAAACGTGCGAACGGCACTTGGAAGAAAGAGCGGACGCCACGTGGACGGCTAGAGATATTATTAAACGACGTCAGTTATGAACAGTTGAAAGACTTGTTCAGGCGGTTGGACAATGACGAGTTCGATGGCACAGCTAGAGTTGGCGACGTTTTAGATATTGCCGTACTGAAAGAGATTTTCGTCAGAAATGCACCAGGCGAAAAGATAAAAGTCTCTAGCGACAGATTATTAAAACTTTACGATTTTATTTACGGCAAAAAGTCTGAAAACAGTTTGAATGGCAAAATTAACGTTGATATCGACGCCAAGATGACTAGCGTTAGAGGCTTTATATTGCCAGTGTCAGGTCAAGATTTCATCGATGAAAAGGGGCGACAGATTGACCAAGGTGACGTCAAGCCGTCTGAAGACGCTGGGAAACGACAAGGCTAACAAGTTACGCTCATCGGGCTACTGGGTACCGATGCCGGGGCCTCAGACGTTAGCCTCAGCCGTAGCTAGTGATAGGCGTTTTCGTGAGATTTTATACGGCGGGGCGAGAGGCGGTGGTAAAACTGATTTATCGATAGCCCTGCTTGGCGTTAGATTAGCGAACAAGAGAGCTAAACAATTAGTTATTAGACGTAATGCTGATGATTTAACTGACTTTGAGTGGCGAGCCAAAGAGGCGTATCAATTTTTGGGGATTAAAACAACTCACAAGCCTCTACTATTCACTGGTAACGGTAGAGGCAGATTACTTGGTGGTCACTTGAACGACGAGGACAGCTATACGAAATATCAGGGACACGAGTATTGCCGTATCAATATCGAAGAGCTGACCCAGATACCTTATGAAGACATGTATCTTAGACTTATCAGCTCAGCTAGAAGTAAATATCATGATTTATATCCTCAAGTGTTCAGCACTACTAATCCAGGCGGCGTGGGTATGGCGTGGGTCAAAGAACGTTTTGTCACACCCGATACTGACCTGTGCGATGTGGTTCACAACACCTATAAGTGGTATGACTATGAAGGCAAAGAACATAAAACTCATTGGCAGGTCGTCATTGACAAGCAGACTGGGCTATGGCGAGCGTATATACCAGCCACCATTGACAGCAATCCTATCCTGATGAAAGCAGACCCTGAATACGTTAGGCAGCTAGAGGGGCTAAAACAGACTAATCCTGAACTATACGAGGCTTGGCGAAACGGGTCGTGGGATGTGCAGTTCGGTGCAGTTTTTGACGACTTTAGCACCCAAAGACACGTGTTTGATAAGTTTGCCGAGTTTGGTATAACTCAAAGACAATACAAGTCGTCGTGGAAGATATGTGGTATGGACTGGGGCTACAACGATGAGTGTGTGTTGCTGTGGGCGATGTTTGACAAAATAGGTGACGGCAAAGAACGAGCGTTTATCTTTAGAGAAAAACATGGCAATCACCATGGCTCAGAGTGGTGGGCTAAAGAGTTTGCCCGTATTCAAGAGAAAGACCCTGTTGATGTCTTTGCTATGCCCCACGACGCTTATGCTCACTCTGGCGGGGCTGACAAGACTATTGCTGAAGCGTTCAAGGAGCAGACCGATTTGTTACCACCCGACATAAGACCTATTTATGTGCGAGCCGACAAGATGATGAGAGACAAGAAGATTAGTGCTATCGATACATTGCATAATATGTTTGCTAACGCCCTAGATAACGAGCCGTCATTACTTTTTCACCGCACCTGTAACTATCTGATAAAAACACTACCGACTATTGTTTACGCTAAAGAGACTGGCGGTGAAGAGTTGGATAAAGACAACGTCGACCACGCCCTGGACGCCCTATTCTACACACTGCTGACGGCTGACCGAGTGAGAGGCTCATTGGTCAATCGTAGCCAGATAGTCAAGAAGGTGACGCCGTCGTTTGTAGCAGGGCTACATAACGTGTACAAAGATGTGGGGCTAGATATTGAACGTCTGGTCAAAGAGGCTAATCAGCCAAAACGTGACTGGCGCACTATTTAGACAGTGGCGGAATGGCTATAGCGTGCTATGATAGCCATAATATGAACGATAATCAGCAGCCACTTTTTCATGACCCCTCAGTAGACGTCATTACTGACCAGACAGACGTCGTAGACGAACAGGCTGTCTTAAAGCTGGATATAGACGATAGACAACTCATCTCTAACTTTAGACGCTGGATTGATGGCAGCAAAGATTACTGGAATAACACGGACGGCTATAATCTAGAGAACGTGCGCAATCAGAACGAGCGATATTATTTGGGCAAGCAGATAGACAAGACGTTGCTTTATCCTCATCAAGTGCCGTATCAGGAGAATATTATCTTTACCGACGTGCAAGCTATCATGGCTTACGTCACTGCCTCAGAGCCTTCATGTGAGGTAGTACCTGACAATGATAAAACTCAGTCGATGGTTATGGCTGAAGACTTGGAGCGGGCTATTAATATCCATACTGAACGTCACAAGTTGGCTGAGAAGATAAAGTCTGCCGTCAAGAACATGTATCTGAAGCGAGTCGGCATTATTAAGCTGATGTGGGACGAAAAGTCGAATGATATCAAGCCTGTCGCTGTTGACCCTGCCAGGGTGATTTTGGATAAGAACTGTCTCTTATGTGAAGAGCCGCGGTTTATTTGCGAGGTGTGTCTGAAGAGTGTGGGCGAATTGGTGAAGCAATTCCCTGATAAGAAAGATGCACTGCTCAAAGCCTTGGGTAGAGAACGATGGAGCCAAAAGCTATTTAACGAGATGATAGCTTATAACGAGATATGGTTTACTGACGATACGGCTGATTATGGCGAGCAGGAGTGTGTAGCTTGGTATTACAAGGACGTCGTCTTTGACAAAATGAAAAACCCGAATTATCTCTATGACGGTGAGGGCGTGGCTGTCAATAACTTCTTAGACAGACCGACAAAACCGTATATCTTCTTTAACTATATCAATGACGGCTCATCACTAATTGACCAGACCACCCCGCTTGAGCAGGTTATACCATTACAAGACGTTTTGAATAAGCGAGGGCGACAGATTGTCGAAAATGCCGATACGGCTAACTCTATCCTGGTTTTTAAGGCTGGGGCAATCAAGCAGGAGACGGCGGAGAATATTACCCGTGACCCTAACCAGAAGATATTGCTGGAGACAGCACCTGAACAGCCTGTCAGCAGTGCCTATGGGGAGATAGAACCACACCTGTTGCCTAATTACGTCATAAACGATAAACAGGATATCAAGAATGCTATCCACGATATTTTAGGTGCGCCAAGCCAGTTCAGGGGTAGTGATAGTGACAACAATGTGAACACTCTAGGTGAGGCTCAGATGATTAAGTCTCAAGCTAGTGGTAGGCAGGACGAGATTGTACGAGCTATCGAGATGAGCCTGGATAGCTACTTTAAGTTACTGGTGCAGATGATGAAAGTTTACTATGACGAAAAGCACCCCTTTGCCACCAGAGATACTGATGGTAAGTTTGTCTACACCGAGCTATCCAGAGCTACCATGCCCGATATTGCCTCTATCTCTATCTCTCATGGCTCATTACTCAAGGTAGACCGTGAGAGACGAGAGAATGTAGCTATGGCGATGGCTAAGATGGGGCTAATTGACCCGTACAACTTGTTCAAAGACCTATCGCTACATGACGCCGATAAACGTTATGAAGCTTTAGTCAAGTTCAAGGTAGACCCGACCAGCCTGGTTAGCGATGTCAAGACCGAGGTGGACAACCGTGAAGCTTATATCGACTTTGTCACCATTATGGGCGGCAATAATGCCGAGCCACGTCAAGATATCGAACCAGGCTATATCTTAGCTATGCGTAAGTTACTGATGACTGACCAATTCTTGTATGCTAAGCCTGACCGACAGAAGAAGCTACTGGACTACATCCAAGGTTGCGTGATTGACCTGGGTAACCGAGTGAGACTAGAGCAGGCTGACCAGGCTGGATTACTGGTAGACCCGAGTATACCGATTACCCCTGAAGCACCTGAAGTACCGCCAGAGATGATGACTCAACAACAACCCCAGCCACCGATGCCGCCTGACCAAGCCCAGCCCGAACAACCACCTATCCAGAATATGCCCGCTGTACCCAACCAAGAAGCCCCTGTATCTATCCAGGACGCAGGTATACCTCAAGACGCCATTAGTACACTAGGTGGATTGCTAGGAGGCTAGAATGAGCGTCTTAAGCAGTTTATTTAAGAGATTGCTCAAGGGTAGAGGCGATGATATCGCTGAAAAGGTAGCGCAGAGGTTATGGATAATTTGGGCAAGCTGGGCGTCAAGAATATCCAACCCTACAACGTTGATGAAGGTATCCAATCCTACCTTGGCAACATGGCTAAGAAAGGACGACGGCTTGTCAATCCATACGTGCTTGGACTAGGTGGAGCGGGCGTCTTATCCAGTTTGTTCAGTGGTCAAAATGGCTCAGATAACGCATAGTGACATAAACAACATTTTAAGATAGACTAAAATTGTAATAAGAAAGGAGATAGATGAGCGATATCGCCGATATCTTAGAGAGTGCTTTGGCTAACGATGAGTCATCCGAACAGCCCGATACTGGGCAGGATAATCAGCCAGAACAGCCAGAGCAAGAGACTCAGGACGAGGGGCAATCAGATACCAACCAAGACGAAGCTCAGTCTGAAGCTAATCAGGAAGAGTCTCAGAATGATGAGGCTGACCAAGAGCAACCCGACCAAGAGCAGGAGGATGAGCAAGGGGGCGAAGGCGAACAAAAAGATGAGCAACCCGAGCCTGAACAGCCTCAGGAAAAACAAGAACCCGAAGCCCCGAAAAAGCAAGACCAACCGCAGTCAATCAGTGACGAGATGTTGCGAGCTGAGCTTGAACGACGGGGTATGGTGGCTACCAAAAAGCAAGACCAACCTCAGCCCGAAGACCCACGTTTTAGTCAACCAAGAGAGCTACCTGACGCCGTGTGGTCAAAGATGACCGAAGAGGGTAAGTATATCTATAATCAGCTACCTTATCTGACAATTAGAGGTAAGGACGGTGTTCTTAGGATTAAGTCTGACGAGCAGATACCACCTGACTTTGAGTGGGCTGATGAGGCGGAGAAGACGCAATTCTACTCTAAGGAGCTACCGGCTCAAGTTTATCGAGCAGAACAACTCAACGCTCAGGTGACCAAAGCGGTCGAGGATTACAATCGAGAGCTGGAACGGCAACGTGAGGCTCAGACGATAGTGCGGGGCGTCGAGAAGCTACAGGCTAGTGGTATTTTGCCTAAAATACCTGGTGAGCGTGGTAGTAAAGAGTACGAGGGGTCGGCAGAGCTGGCTTACGTAAACAACGTGCTTGGCTTATGGGAACAGCATCATCGTCAAGGTGAGAATATCTCTATCGAGACCGCAGCCTATCTATACAAGGCTCAGCACCCCGATGCATTGAAGCCCAAGCCGGCCACCACCCCGACAGACAAGATGCGTAAGGCTAAGTCAAGCAATATCAACGGCGGAGCAAAGGGTAAAGCTATGCCTGAACAGAGGCACACTTTTCCACCGGGGACAATGCCGAGCGACATAATAGATTACTATCTGGATGATTTTGAATAAAGGAGGAATATGGCAGAAAACACCAGCAATGCAGACCAGAGCGACAATTTAGAAGATACGCTGACTCAAGACCTTGACTCAAGCACTAGGGGGACTGAAGTAGCCTCATCTCAATCGATGCGTGAGATTTTGCGAGGTATGTTTGAACCGAGTGATTACGTTAAGCTAACCAACCCATTCAAGTATTCTATGGGATGGGTATACGCTAATCCTGCCAAGCAACCTAAGTCGGAGCAGACATCGGGTGCAGGCAAGCGTGTTTATCACGGCGTACAGGACAAGAAGATACTCAAGCCTGGCGAGAGTACCGCAGTAACAGGCGGAGAGGCTTATGTGGCTATCGAGCGAATGTATAAGCGTTACGTACAGATAGATGGTGACGTGGTCATCATGTTCAACAACCCCGAGTTTATGCGTGAGTTCATCCCCCGTGTCTACAAGGGCAAGGTCGATGTGGCAGAGCTAATCGATATGATAGACAACAAGCATCAACCAGCCCCCGTCGAGGTTAAGACCGAGGACTTGGCGCAGATGCGTGAGAATATTGCTGACGATATCGACAATCTAGGTTTTGCTGATGAGGATGAACCTGAGGCACCTAAAGAGATAAAGTTTAAGAAGCCTGTCGGAAGACCGCCCAAAAACAGTAAGTAGTTGCTAAAATGAGGGTATGGATGAAGTTAGTCGGCAGATTGGAGAACTTAGAGGACGTCTAGACACCTTTGAGCGTGACCTGTCTAAGGAACTTGGGGAGCATGCTCAGAGCCTAGACCATATACAAGCCTCAGTCACTCAGATAGAAACCAGATTAGCCGTTAAAGATAACTCACTAATCGGTAAACTATCGCAAGTACTGGAAAACTCACTAATTAAGATTGTCGGAGCAGGCTTTGTGACAGTGATACTGATATCTATCACTAATCACTACCAAAGCCAGCTGGATGAGCTTAAAGCACAAGTAACTAAGACCATGACGGTGGTCAAGGAGAGGGAAATAAAATAATGGACATTAGACCTGGAGAATTAGAGGTAGCTATCCCCGTAGACCCCGAGGAACTGGAAGCTATGGGCAAGGGGGAGTAGATGGCGTACTTTGAACAGAAGTGGCTATCACCCAACCACACTATCGGCAGGGATGGAGCTACTATAGATAAGATTGTCTTGCATCACGCTGCTACAACCAGTTTTGCGGGTATCGGAGCAACTTTTCAGAATAGGAACATTGCCACCAGTGCCCACTATGGCGTATCACCCGGGCAAGTCTGTCAATATGTCGAGCCTCAGAATACGGCTTGGGCGGTAGGTAACTGGGAGCAGAACAAGCGTTCAATCAGTATCGAGTTTGTCAACTCTACTGGCGCACCGAGCTGGGATATTGCCCGAGAGACTTTAGATACTGGAGCAGAGCTGGTAGCTAATATCGCTAAGTACCTGGGCTGGCGTGGGCTAAAGATAGGTGAGAATGTCTTCTATCACAGTGACTTTTTCCCGACGGCTTGCCCGGGCGTGCTTAAGAGTACATCGAGAGGACAATATGTAGTAGATAAGGCTAACGCTATCATAAATGGCGGTACTTTTACCGCACCAGAGCAATCAAAAGTGCCAGTGCCTAGATTAGCCAGTCAATCCCTTAATCCTGGTATGTGGCTATATCATGACTATAATGGTAATTGGCGCAATAAGCCGTCTCTAACGGGCGAAATAATGGCTACCTACCCTGCTAACACCTGGGTCAAGATGAAAGGCTATGTGCATGGCGAGGCGGTCGATGGTGACGATAGGTGGCTGGTGTCAGACGTTCATGGCTGGTTTGCTCATGTCTCTATCTTTGGTGGTGTCTATCTACTGCCTGATTTAGGTAAGGTCAATCCTGATGAAGCTAAACCGTCGGGAGCTCATACGCTGGTTGAACAGCACGCCACCTTTAAGGCTACCGATACAATGAACATTAGGCGTGACCCGTCTGTCGGGGCTGGTGCTGTCGTAGGCACGTTAGCACCCGGTGAGACGGTCAACTATGAAGGTTATATTGATATCAACGGCTATCGCTGGATTAGCTATAGAGGTAACTCAGGTATGAGGTGCTATATCGCTAGACGCAATCTATCGACCGGTGAGATTTATGGAGAATGTTATTAAAAGGAGGAACTATGAATAACTTAGAATTAGACAATAAGACTTATGACCGATTGAAGCTAGCGGTACAGGTAATCTTACCTGCCCTGCTAACCTGCTACACCACTATCGCTGTAGCTTTAGGGCTACCTGCTACTGAAGTGGTCACTATCATCGCAGGAGCGGTCATTACCTGCCTGGGCACAATTTTGGGTATCAGCTCAAAGAACTATGAAAAGAACAAGATGGACAATAACGCCTAAAGCCCCTTTTGCTTGGACTGCCCTGTTCAGAGACGGTCACGCTATTGAACAGGGCGGTAGTGATGAGGAGGCACTAAACCGATTAGTCTGGTATCTACATGGTGACCCTCACGAGTTCACCAGACGTTCACACTACCTTATCTGGTTTAAGCTGTACGACAAAGACAACACCGATATGCTCACCGTCAATTTTGACCCCGATGGAGATGCTTATATATCCCTTATCGGTGGTCATTTTATTATGACCGAACACAAGATGCGGTCGGCCGAGTTACTCTATCGGATTATGTACGATAAGTTATTCATCGGTTTTGGTGGACTAAACAGTTTAGGCAAGCTGGACGCTAAGGTGATAGTCGTCAATCCTAACACCTCTATCAAGCAGGCACGCACGGCGACGCTATTATATGATAAGCTTAAGGTATGACAGCAATCGCACAATGGCAAGAAGACAACGGAACTGCCACGGGAAGCCCGGCTAAAGGTGCTACCCGCAATAACACTAATAACGTCAACTGGAAGTCAGTTGACGATACTACAACGTCAACTGCTAACGCTACTATCTTAGCGGGGACTAACAGTTACCCTAAGTACACCTTTGTTAAGTTCACGGGTACCTTCAATCAGTTATCTATGGGCAGGTTTGCTCACACAGGTGGCTCAGTCAGCCCTAACACTAAGTTGGTTGGGCTAGTTACTAGCACCTACACTACACCGACCAGAGGGGCTTTGGCGGGAGCTAAAGACTTAAGCAACCCTGTATCTCTGGATAACGGTGAGCCGGTCAAGTTTGCACCGGCAGGACCGGAAGGGACGGCTGTAGGAGACAGACTAACGATGGCTGGCTACACCCAGTACATGGTTACTCAGTTACAGACCACCGGTAGTGCTCAGCCCGGTGATACACCTGAACTAACATTAGCCTTTAGGTGGAACGAGAACTAGTGATGACGGACGGACAACGATATAAATGGCAAGCCATCTTTAGTGATGGTACACGCATTACTCAACCCGATGACGACCATTACTCTAAGTATGACCCAGCCAAAGAGTACAACCCGTCTGCTTTTAGGGACGTAGAAGATAAGCGTGAGAAGACGCCATTGGTGGCTTTTGTCTTGCAAGACATTACCGATGATAGTCAAGCCGTTTTGTTAGACCTGGAAGCCCGTATCTTCTATGTCAACAACATGCCCCTTAAGTTAGCAGGCGATGAACAGTTTATTTATGACATTAACTGTAAGCCTGCCGAGCTCATCTACTACCGCACTATGGAGCAGAAGATGGAAGACGGCTCAAAACCAGTAGTCAAGAGTCACACAATCGGCTACAGATACAACGATGTGTCATACGTGATTGTCATACCTGATGCGCCATATTTAGATATTGTGAAGGATGACAAGAAAAATGAGTGAATATCGAGCTACTACAACTGGTTATCTGGATGGTGTAATAATTACAAAATAGCTTGTAGTTAGATAGCTGTCTTGATACTATATTGGTGTAGCATATTAGGTTTTTGGTTGATTTTACTAGTATGCTTTGTACTTTCACCACACACAATCTTTCTCGTAAGCGGGTTTTCTCTTAATCTTTTCCCGCTTGCGGGTCATTACCTGTCGTTAGAGTGGTCTTTTGACTGGTTTATCCCACTCTTACGATGCATGTTGCGAAGACGCCTAGCTCACCCCAGGCGTCTTTTTTGTTTACTGGTAAGATAGTAATAAGATGAATGAATATTTTACTGATTTTTCTAATGAGCCACCGGGCAATATCCCTAGAGATAACCCTAACTGGATAGTAGACCAAGACCCGGGCAATCATATCGCTTTTGCCCCTGACCAACATGGCTGTATCTGGATTAAGGCAGACAATAAAGGTCAAGTCTTTATCCGTTGTCGGCAGTATGAGCCTGGCGCATCAGTAGTTGAGTCACTCACCCGTGTTATCGTCTGGACTAGTAATCAAAATGTAGGTAGCTATGGTATCTTAGGACACCGCTACAATAGGTCAGCCCCACAAGGATTGACGCTAGGCTATATCCCTAGCTATGGACGCTTGTCGTTGTTTCTAAATGACGATACCCGTAATGAGGGAATAGCTTATTACCACTACAATTGGTCACTAAGCACGCCTTACTGGGTGAGGTTCAGGTCGGATAATAACCGCCAGTACGCTAAGATATGGCGTGACGGCGAGGCTGAGCCGGCTAACTGGCAGATAGATGCTGTACGTAAGTTCGGTGATAATAGTGGTGAGATTGGTTTAGTTAACTACACAGGTCGCCCCGGCGAGGTCGGTGTGACCTACACCCAGTATTCATTTGCCACGGGCGGTGCCAGTGCACCTAGGGCGCAAAACGCTATCGCCATCCAGGGCTCAGCTAGGATAGAGCGGGCTGACATTGATGTAATTAGAGGTAAGGCGGTCATAAATAAGAACATGTCTACTCAGATAAAGGGTAGGGCAGATATTCTTAAACCAGTCACCGCATCGATTGTCGGCAAGTCCAAGATTGTTACAGGCGTAAACAAGGATATTCAGCTTAGAGGCAAAGCTAGACTAAACAAGTATCAGACTAAGCAGATTGGCGGTAGGTCGGTCGTCAGCGTCTTTGTTAAACAGGCATTTATCAAGGGCGGGGCTAGGATACATATCCAACCGTCTCTCATACTGCTTGGTAGTGCCGTCGTTGCTAATGAAGCGACTATTACGATAAAGGGTGCATCTCGGATATATGGCGTGTTTACGGCGTCTCTGAAGGGCAAGTCTGTTTTAAGACGCCCACCACGACCAATGTCGCCTCAGCACTGGCGTAACGCTGATACGCACTCACCGACCAAGTGGCAAGGTGCAACTACTAAGCCTCAGCACTGGCGTAACGCTGATACGCACTCACCGACCAAGTGGCAAGAACAATAAAAAACCACCCCGTAAGAGGTGGCTTTTTAGTTGTGGCAGGTCGCCCTAGGCTATTGACTTAATACCTGTAATCACACTGTTGCGTCGTGGCTGTCGGTGGATTAGGTTACCAAGCATCACTAACCAACCAATCTTACCGTACTGGTTGATAGGCTGCATGAAGTCACGCATCTGCAAGAACGACGGTACTTGGTCTTTAATATCTGAATATGTACCCTCAGTTATGTTGTTCTTGTTGTTGTAGTTGTTCAGGTCTTGACCCTTTAGATTGCGGTACTCCAGGTAGTGCTCGTTAATCCAGTAGAACCGACCGTTCGGGCACTTGTCATCAGCCACTACAGGCTTACCGCGGTAGCTGATAGCATCGACACCCCAAGCACCTTTCAGAGACTGAGCAGGTACGCTAGTGCCACGTGGGGTCTTGCCATTCACACGGTTGTAGCCGGTAATGGCTGTAGCGTCATAGTGCGCCTGCAAGCTGTTGTTTTTGTGCAACAAGCTTTCAAACAGACTCCAGATCTGAGAAGTGGTGAAGGCAATGTCAGGTGACTCTTGCGATGAGCCCGCCGCTGAAGCGTCGTCAAACGCCTTGGAGACAAGGTCGAGAGTCATCTTGCCGGCTGCCGCTGCGGTGACGTGACCGTTGATATTCGGCAGTTCAGCACGACTTAAGCCTGCATAAGAAGAGGTAGCAGTACCGTCGTCGACAATAAGCCCCAATCCATCAAAGTCTTTACCGTTACCATAACCATATAACAGGTTGCCGACACCATCAGACAGAGAGTTCGCCGCCTCGTCCATCTTTGCACCAAGCAAGCGTACAGCTCCCTTATTGGCGGTCTCGTTGACAGACTGCTCGATACCAGGGATAACGATACTCTGCTCATAACCCTTGACATACCAAGTCATGCTGCGCACGTTGTTAGTGGCTGAGGTGTCAAACTCATCCATACCGTCAAATGAGCCACCGGTTGTTGAGTTAGCAATCTGGATAGGCTGATTGACAGTAGTACCTCGCCACGGCTTAGGGTTAGATAACGCCCTGGCGGTAAAGATGTTGCTCTGATTGACCGTATCCACAATCGACGGCAATATCTCGTTGTAGGTAATTGTCTTAACTCGTTCAGAAAATGTCATTTCTTCTCCTTGCTTATCTTATAGGGTGAATATACCACAGATATTCGCCCAAACTGTGACCGTTTTTAGTTATTGTCTTTTTGCTTTTGATTGATAGTTCTAGTTAGCCCCATTGTCAAAATGTTGTATGGTGTAGACTTGCGCCAGTTTTTCACAAAATCCAACAGCTCCTGATTGCTCATCTTTTTTAATTGAGCGACATCAGGTAGGTTATCTACAGCTGTTTTAAGGGCTAGTGCCTCTGTTCTCTTTGGCTTAATCACCTGAGGCTTTGACCGTGTAAGCATATGGTTAGGCAGTTCTTGGATATCGCTTTCCTTAACTTGGGGCAGGTAGTGCCGTACCTGCTCGATTATCTCGGCTGGTTCGGGTGTCAAATTGTGCACAGGCACGTTGCCTCTGTCCCAGTACTGGTTAATCTCCATAACTGGTACTTGGTGTGTGCCATTCTCGCTATCTGTCTGCGCACGGGCACGTTTCTGAGGCTTTGGCTTGCTAATTGTGTTGTTGACCGTCTTTGGTTCTAAATCGCCAAATAAGCCAGCCTGGTTGTCTGATACGGGTATGGCTTCAGCCAGCTTCTCTTCGTCAATCTGAGGTGGCAGACTACCAAAGGTGGGGGTTGGGGCTTGTTTAGCAGAGCTGGCAACCCTATCATTATATCGACTGAGTATCTCATCTTGGATATTCTTAAGCTTGTCCTCCAGCTTAGCCGTCTGGTTACCGAGGGCGGTTACTACCTCGTCAGACATATCGTCAAGTCCCTGAACCTTTTTGATAGCATTCATTTTAGACTTAATATCCCCCGATATGTTTTCAAAATCAGATAGCAAGTCAACCGCATCGATAGCTCGCCCTACATCATCACCAAACAGGGTAGATTGAGCGTCTTTTATCTTAAGGCTCTTCAGCTTGCCTGTCATCAGATTGACCACGTTATCCACGTTCTTCTTAGATAGCTTGTCGGCGTTGTATAGTCCTTCCACCACGCTCATAAACTTGTCTTGGCTCATGCCCCGATTGCGGGCGTTACGTGAGGTAGCTATCAGAGTATCCGGGCTAAAATCCATGTTCTCGTTAATTACAGATTGCATCTTCGGGTTGTGTTCGATAGCGTCCCAGGCATAGCTGTAATCGTCAAAATCAGTGCCACGCTTAATGTTGTTGCGCTCGACTTGTGGCTCTAACCCCGACCGTTTACTCTCGGCAATCGACTTTGCCATGTCCAGCGTGCTCTCATATTGACCTCCCTGGTTAGCTCCACGGCTTATCTGCTTAGCTTCGTCATCTGTTATATCCTGATAAATCCTAGCCTTGATAGACTCGGGATTATCTAGCCCCGCCTTAGCTCGTTGCTCCAGCCCCATAGTTCTAGAGTGTCCACCTAACACCTGAAAATCATCGCCCACCTTACGCACTACAATCGGCTGGTCAACCATCCCCTCCTGGTAACCTTTCTCAAAGACACTCTTAGTAGTACCCGCTCCACTGGCGGTGGTTCTTGGCTGGTACTCTTTCAGCCTCACCAGTTTACTAACGGGCACGTCTCCTTCTGAGAAGGCTAGCCCCAGGCGGTCGGTTAAGCTATCTGCCAACTTGCCGGCATTATCATCAGCATGTTTACTGAGGTAATTGCCGGCTTTGCTTAGTAGGTCATCCAGGTCGTTATCGGCAACCTTCTTGACGGCTCTGGTCGCTCGCTTGGCAACGCCACCCAGTAAATCATCCAAGTGATTAGTGGCTGTTTTGCCTATACTTCGGGCAGCGACATCAGCTAAATTGCCAGCTCCAGAGAACAGCTTCGATAATACGCTGTTTAGCATTCTATTGCCCCAGCATGTTATAGATTGACTGTATCTTAAGTCTAGCTTTCACCGGATTATCGGCGATATCGGGCACCATTGACATGTATGACTTGATATCCATATCAGACAGTGTGCCGCTATCGCCACTGGCTCTAGCCAAGGCTACGGCTAAAGCTTGACGCTGAGAGTTGTATGCTCCTGCCGCCGGGTTGACGCTGTCAGCGGTAATGGCATTGAGGGCATTAGTTAAGTGCCCACCTACACCATGACCGCCACCGGCTTGTCGGTACAGTTTCATCAAGCTACTCATCTGAGTGCGGGCAGAGTTCTGCTTAGCTGCCGTTTTCGCATCAGCGGCACTGCTTTTGGCGGTTGAGGCTTTAGTGGCGGCTTTAGTTCTGCTATCCAGTAAATCGATAATACTAGCTATTGACTTACCCGCTTTGGTATTACCATCCATCAGTGCCTTGACATAAGCGTTCTCCAAGTCTTCTCTAGAATAGCCAGCAATGGTGTCATTGCTCGCTGAATTAGCAGCAGCTAACCCGTTAGATACATCTCTTGGGCTACCGGCAACGCCGCCCATAGCCGAGCCCATTCCGTCAGCTTCTGAGCCACCGCCGGGCATACTACTACCTCTAGCCTGTCTACCGCCCAACTGGTCACCCAGCATGGATAGTGCTCCAATACCACCCGCTGCGACTGCGCCTCGCTTGATAGCCTTCTGTACGCCCTCATCTCTAAGCTTATCGGCAGCACCTACTAAGGTTGACCCAAGCTTGCCTGTCGCCGCTTGAGCCGGCGTACCGACTAAGGTGTCCAGTAAATTAGTCAAGCCCTTAGGCATACCACCCATACCACGACCACCACCTGAGTTGCCCAGTAAAGCACCACCGCCCTGAGCCTGGTCAGATAATCGCTCCAGCTTCTCACCGTTGACAAAGTCACGCTTAAATGAGCGCAAGTTAGCAATAGTCCTCTCTGCTGCCGGGGTGGCTTCCAGTTCCTGAGCCAGCTTATCGTAAGCTTTCATGAAAGGTGTATTGTTCTGTAACCTAGCCTCACCAGCCAGTCTTTTGAGCTCATTGATAGAGTTCTCGTACAGTTCTTGAGTAGCACCCGGTCTAACCTGTTCTACGGCGTTATCAATACCTGTAGCAATCTTGTCGCCCATGTCCATCATCAATCCGCCCAAGGTCTTATCACCAGCCTTGTTAGCTGTATACATCAGCCTGCTACCCTCACTCTTGAGTAACTTCTCCATCTGTACAGGGGTGTAATGGTCAATTAGCGGTCGTAAGTTAGACGGAAAACTGTTCAATACCGCTTCGTATTCACGGGTAGGTAAGTCAAAATGAGTCATATCCAGTACATCAGTAGCCGACCTGGTGCTATTGATTGCTTTGTCCAAAATAGCATCTTCAGTACCAGTCAATGTCCGTCCCAGCTCTGCCTGAGCCCCCGGGTCTGAGATACCTGTCCGTCTGAATACTTCAGCAATGTTGTGCTTAGCGTCCGGGGCAACTTTAGCCATACCGGCTCTTGTAACGCTTCTGCCCGTGTTCATTGCCGTCTCGCCGCTCTTCTCCAGTAAATCAGCCACTGAGTTCAGAAAACCGCCTTTTTTGACTACGCTCTGAGCAGTATCATCAGCTATCTCACGCCCCAGATTAGATAAGGCACTCTTGCCTAAGCCCCTAGAGGCACTGGCTACTGCGACATTAGCTAAATCGTCGCCATAGTTTCTAGCTAGGCTACTTGCTAACCCCCTAGAGGCACTATTAGCAACGCCTCGGGCAATATCATCGCCTGAGCTTCTGAACAATTTACTTAAAATACTGCCAAACATTAGTAGTAGCCTCCTCCATATTCATCTTCATCATCTTGGTACTGGTCTTGATACTGGTTCTGTCCGCCACCGCCAAATAACGGCAATAATTTACTGCCACCATATAAAGCACCGCCACCTAAAGCTACCTTGCCCATAGTAGACTTGGGCAGATACTTACGCCAATCAGTGCCTGTTAGCTTATTTTTTAGACTGCCAAACTTTTCAAATCCGATAGGCATAGCTGCGCCCATTACTGCGCCCATAGGTGCGCCACTTAAGGCGTCACTGAGCTTAGTGTTTTGACCACCTTCACGATAGGCACCAGCTACGCTACTCGCTGCACCCGAGAGGGCGTTTCTAACCAGTGCGCCTCTGCTAATCTTGCCTGCTGAAGTTAAGGCTTTGACGCCTGATGCCCCAGGTATGATGTTCATGAGGCTCTCGACACCAGCTCCAATATCTGAGACGGGGTCACGATTGTTCTGCTTGTAGGTATTGCCCATCAAATCGACCGCCGCTGTACCAGCCTGATACATCGGATTGATGATACCGCCGATTATCCCGTTACCAAGAGGCTTGTATCGCCAGTCTTTCTCCTCTTGCTCATAAGCCTTGCCCAGCGTATCCAATCCGCTCTTGTTTTGGCTTCGGGCAGTGTTGTAAGAGTTCATGATAGCTGAACGTCTAGCCTGCTCATCGGGGCTAAGACTGCCCCAATCGACGCCCTCGATATTTTTAGCGTAATAGTCATTAGCTTGCTGGTTCAAAGCATTAGCTTGGTCTATCTGCTTATTGACCGTATCACGGTCATATTGCCGACCTGTACCAAAAAGTAACTTGCCTAAATTACCCAAGATATCCATGTCTACCAATCTCCTCCACCGTTACCATAGCTGCGCTCTGTCGGCCAGCGGTCTTCTATACCCTTATTAGCCCAAAACGTACCACCGCCAAGTGCCGCTAGCGGTCCATACATCTTAATGGCATCCCAAAGATTATTAGCCTTGGTAGCATAAATCGGCTCTTGACGCTTTCTCGGGGTGTAGGTGTTATTGTTACCAGGTTTATCAGTGTTGCTTCTACTAGGCTGACGCTGAGGCAGGTAACTACCTATCCTCGCCGCTTCTATCTGGGCATCATGGGCTAACTTAGCGCGGTAGTTCTCCTGTTGCGCTTTCCACCTGTCTAACGCCATCTGGTCTTGTGCTAACTGATACTTATCTCTAGCACCATACTCATTAGCCAGCAAGCCTCTATCCTGCTGGTTCATCTGGTAGGCAGAATTACGCTGACCAAGCAGGGTTGACCAGACGCTACGCAAAGCATCCAAGGTCTTCTCCTGGTCGCTCATCTGGTTACCAGCCACATACTGCGTCTCCTGCGTACCTCGATTAGCTAAATCAGTGTAATCTTGCAAAGTGTTGTTGTAGTTCTGACTGAGCATGTTCATAGTGTTGGCGTTATCGCCCTGTCTAGACTGCATAATCCGTGATAGCTGAGCCTGAGTTAGGTTGCCACCGTACTGTTGCCTAATGGTATCTGGCATGCGGTTGATAGTATCGTTAAGCTGGTCTACTGCGCCTCTGGCTTGCTGATAACTAGTCCTGGCTTTGTTTATCTCATCAGTGTTGAGATACCTATCTCTGGCTGCGTTATATATGTCACCAAAGCTCTGACGCTTATCAAAAGCGTTGTTGTACTTGCCATACGCCTCATCTGCCTGCTGTTGGTAGGCGTTGTATTTCTGATAACTAGCGTCTGCGTTTCGGTTAGCTGATGCAATACGTCCACTAAAATCCATCTAAACTCCTATTCTTAGGATTATCGTAACACAGTAGCCTCGTTAATATGCCCCCGCATAAGCACCACCTTCGTATCTTCTGAAGTATTCAGCTAGCGATAGCTCACCAGATTGTGTCTTAGCAATATCTGAACGCTTGCGGGCAGTAGCTAAGTCAGCGTTACGCTGCCGTTCGGCACTAGCTCTCGCCAGGCTGAGTTCTGTATTTATCTGGTTTTGATAACGCTTAGTCCTATTAGCCTCTATCTCTCGCTCCTGAGCCATCCAGCGTTGTCTAATATTCCACCAATCATAGGCACTCTGAACCGACTGTTGCTGATATCTCGCTTGAGTAGCCATATTCGACCACTGCTCCTCGTTCTTGACTGCTGTATTCCAGTCATCAGCTCGCCTCTTGATACCTGACCAGTAGCTATCGCTCTGCTTGTTAGTTAGCCCTAACGCCTGATTGAAAGCTTTCTCGACCCTAGAATGATAATCGTTGAACTTGGTCTGGTAGCTAGCCTCATACTGCTTAAATTGGCTGGTGAGGGCTTCTTCTTGAGGTTCTTTGACCCGCTCCAGTTCTTCTTCGGTAAGGTTGCCACCAAAACGTTGAACAATAGTAGTACTGAGCCTATCTAGCTGGTCTTTAACTACCGCCAGTGCCTCCTTAGACTTGTCTAGAGTAGTTTTAACGCCTGATACGTCTAAGTCTTTCTCTGATTGACGCTTGTACTGGTCATATATTGTCTGGTAGTCGGGACGTTGGTCAAAAGCAATATCGTAAGCCTGCTTGGCTTGCTTGGTCTGCTCTTGCGCGGCACCGTATGCACCGTAAGTCTGGTCTACATATTGTTGGGCTTCTTGTAGACGTCTTTGCCAATCCATAGTCTTATTATAAATGGTAAGGGGTGATTAGTGTGGTGATATCAAAAGTTATGCCAGTTAGCCACCACCAGCTCCACCATTGTGAGGTAAACCACCATTGACCGCCACTAGCTCGGTTGCCCCACGCCCACGCCACGATAGAGTAGATATCGATATCACCATTATCTCTTGGCTCGATAGAAAAACCACAATGAATACTCGGGTCAGTCATCATCAACATGGTCGGCTGTGAGCCGTTAATATAGCCCCTGGTCGGATAATTGCCACTTGGTGAAAATGCCCAGACAAATAATTCATTAGTAGCACCGGCTGATATCACGTTTTCTGTAATATTGAAGTTAGAGTAGGCAAAGATAGCATCGGTGCTGTTAGCTGGAAAATACACGTCAAAGTTGCCATCACCGTCATACTGCCACCAAGCCTCATGAATGGTTGACCTGAGATTGCCGCTACCAATCTCGCTATGAGCTAGGTTGATTATCCTAAGCTGTCCAGCTGGTATGCCAGTCCTGATAGTGTGAACATGTTTTTTGTACATGCCATGACCTGACCTATAGACGTTATCCCAAGTAAATGGATTAGGTGTAACTGGTGGTTCTGGGGCGTCACCTAGTACGGTAAACTTGTACGTTCTAATCTGAGGTGTTTTACGTGAAATATCCGCCCCGATTAGCTTGTAGGCACTGTTCAGATAGACAACGTTATCATCATAGGGTGATAGTACCTTTAAGCCATAATCAGCTCTTGGCACGATACCGCCATCTTTAGGTGGTAGTTCGCTTGACCCCTCGGCATCATCCTCATAGTAAGGCTTACCCTTACCTGAATACTGCACTTTGTAGGTTTTACTCACTAAATCAAAGAGGCAATCACTCGGGGCGGGTGTGGTGCTGTATTCAGTGCTACCTTGCTTAACTGGTACTACGTGCAACCGTTCAGCACCAGTCTCGTCTCGTAAGATAACCTCACCCACGTCCATTAGTGGTGCTCGTTTTTCAATCTCCCCGCCAGTATTGACTGAACCGATAAAGACTGACCGGCTAGGGTTGATAATCGTGCTATTGAGTTCTACTCGCCGTCCATTGATTGAGCCATAGCTAGGCTCGATATGTAGACGATAAATCGGGCTACTATCATAAGGGATATCAAATATGTCGGGATAATCCAAAGCTACTCTCTTACTGCCATAATACATATAAAACTTGTTGTCCATAATTTCACAGCCAAACTGGTCTGGTGTTGTATAAGTAGCTCTACTACCACACAGCCAGCCATTACCCGGATAACGGTCTTTAGTCCTAAATACACCGTCAACAGTCCAGCCGTGCTGAACAATGACGTTGCTATCGATTGACTGGGTATCGCCGACACCGCCCAGTCTAAGCCACCTCATGGATTGACCACCAATCTAGTCACCTCACTAGCTACCATCGGCTGCCTCACTACTACCAGGCTGCTCTTGGGATAGACTAAATGCCCATCGATATTGAACCCTTTGACCCCGTTTAAGGTATAGGCTCGATAGCCTCCTGCGTCCTGATAAGATACACCAGCGTTATGCCATAACCCTTGGCTATCTTGGATAAAAGAGTAGGCTGCCACCTGGTTATAATCCATACCACCAGGCAGTGGATAGAAGCTACTCTCTTTCTTGTCAAAGGTCGCCACCTTGACCGCTAGCACTAGCTGGCTCTGCACCATAGCGTTCAAGCCTAGCTTATCCGGGTCTGTCTCTTTAGGATTATCGCTGAGGATATGTTTTAAGCCATAATCGTACGTCTCACCCCAATCAGTGGTATCGGGGGTATCAAAATAGGGGTATTCAATGTCATGACTGATATCTACAGCGATAAGCAAAGCTCTATCTTTGAGCGTCTGAGCTCTATGCTCGTTATATATGTTTAAGTCGTAAGCGGTAATCTCTTGATATATCCAGCTCTCATCCCACCAAAAACCTCTGTACGTCTCACCGAATGAGGCTGGTTTATCTGTAGTGATTAGCATCGGTGGATAGCCTAGATTATGTAGTAGCTTAGCCCTGTACTTGTAGACAGTTCTCATCTCACCGCTACGTATATTATATTCAGTAGTAGCACCATCTTGTAGTACCTGCCAGGGGCTATTCTGGTCAATGGTAGTTATCCATTGCAAACAAGGAAAAGATGAGCAATACAGCAAGTTCACATCTGAAGCTGTTCTGGCGTCATAGCCTTTCTTAGCTATTTTGATGCCGTAATCCTGCCTAGGTCGCATCGTTGACGGCATCGGCTTTGGTTCAAGAATTAGCACTAGAAAGCTCCTGGTGAATAGCCCATCAGCACGACTACTCTGCCCTTGTTGTCCTTAACTTGATAGAGACCCTGCACCACCTGAGTACCTCTAGTGACACCTGTCCTAGTCTGGCGTGGTGCTATCTGGGTCTGCTGAGCAATATCCAACTCACTGACATTGCCAATCTCCTCAAAGGTAGCCTTAAGCTCGGTTGGTTTAGTCTGAGAATAGCTGGTTACTAAATCGTTAGTGTTCTGATTATATACAGGTTCTGCCATTATTTATGCATCTTGCCCTCCTCGGGCAAGCTCCTTATGTTAATACCGATTGACGTTATTCTGGCAGGCTTGGTAGCACCGTCATTTATGCCCTCTAAACCAAATTGTAGCACCTTAAATCGCTTGTTCACTTCAAAATACAGCTCTGTACTGCCTGGCTTAGCTTTGCCCTCGCTGAATACCCAATTACCGCCATTTATCTTGTACTTTAGCCTAATCGTGCACCCCTGAGGCAACGGGTCAAAGGTAGCCACCATCCTGAGTAGTTCTTTAGCTTTCCAAGGGTAGCCACCATCATACTCCAAGCTCTCATACTTAAACTTCTTAGCTGGCTTTGATGAGTTATTGACTACAGTTATATACCAGGTATCAGAGTTGTTGACGTTGTCGTGAACTCGATTAGAGATGTAAAGGTTTTCGCCAAAGTTCCAAATACCGCCGACTTCAAAGCTATACTTATCCGTATTACAGTTGTCGGGCAAACCGGGTAAAGCGTATGAATAATAGTAGCTGTTCGGATAGTTCTTGTCTAATGAGCCATAGCTGTAAACGCCAGCTCTGGTATTTAACGTTGTCTTGCCTGGATAGACCAGTAGCAATATCCCTTTGCGCACCGTCATAGCATGGTCATAAACGACCGTCTGGTTATCTACACCTGAAAACTCACCCAAGTCACTGGTGAGCGTTCGTATCTTAGCGATAGCCTTTGAGCCGGTATAAGCATATAAGCCGTTGTCTATCACCATGTAGATGATGTTCTGATGAGAATAGAGGCTCTGAGGTGCGCCCTCTTCTAAATCCACTCTGAAGTTGACGTTATCGGCCACGCAGTCCCAGAAGCATAGGCTACCTTGCTGAAAGTCTCTCGATTGACCCTTACCGACCCTTTCACAGCCCATCACAATATATTCATCTGAACTGGTCAAGCTGGTTATCTCCATGCCGTCAACGGCACTGACACGGTTAGCTTGCATCACTTCGGGCGTCTCTGCCTCTGCCCCTGTCGGTAACCACTGCATCAGATATCTGCCATTACCGACTAGCAATGTGCCGTCCTTGTAAGCCATTATCGGATGATAGCCACTGCTGGTGATATTTAACGCATTAGCATAATATCTGAAGTGCAATCCATACATCTTGCCGCTCTCGTATGCATCGACTGTCCAGTCATTAGTATCAGCTACTAGATGAATATGATATTCTGTTCCACCTGTCTTATAGGTCACAATTTCAATCGGTTTTGAAAAGCTAAAATCAATCGTGCCATCGGGCTTAATATCGCTAACAGACGCCTTGGCTTTAGCTATCTCTTTATTGGCGTTGTTATGTAAAATCAGCGTCATCTCACCTGATGCTGGATGAGACCTAACTCTAACCGCTATCTTAGCCATCGGTGAGACATCAGGTATGAAGACACACTTGTCGTCGTCGCCTTCAGAGAGGGCTGTTTTGACCACTGTAGTACCAGCCCCGCCACTCTTAAATGACCACCTGTCCACGCCATTGCCCGTCAGATAGCCGGCAGGACTTCTGACTAGTATCTGAGCAACAGTGTTAGACGTGCTGTAATTCAAGCTATGAACTACTACTCTGCTTGAAAGGTTATCGCCAGTGACGTTGTCAAAACTGTACAGCCTGTTGTTAGCTGTAATATACAGCGTGTCGTTCATATTTTGATAGGCAATATCAGCTCGACTGACGCTATCTGTCCAAACGTTAGCCATAACTGTTGCTATATTAGCTCTGTCCACTTTAATCAGCTTGCCGCGATCGGTTATCATCCATTTCATGCCATCGGCTGATTGTGTCATGCCTGTGACAAGACCTAGCTCAGTGGTCTTGCGGATAATATCAGCTTCAGCCAAAACAGTCATAGCACTAGGCTCTAATCTAGCGTCTAAGCACTCGCTATTAGCGTAAGCGTTCTTGATACCGACCTTCTTATCCGAGCCTTGCCCGCCGTAAAACGACGTCTGACAGATAACTAAATCTGTACTATCGTATCGGCTAGCCATTTAGCCTCCAAGGCGACACTCGTGGGTCATTGACAGGCAATCTTGGATATGGATTGATAACGCCATCTGACGTCTTCAAGCCATACGTTGTTCTGTATCGCTCCACTAGCTCATCATAGAGTTGCTTATAGTAGCCTGCCGTCTGCAAGTCTTTGCGCATCAGATAAAACTGTTGACAGGCATAGTAAACGATGGCGTCGTGATATTCTTCAGGAATATCGACGCTCTGACCGATTGTAACAGTAGCGTTATCTGAGCTATCGCCCTCGTAATAGTTCTGTAATAACAGGTGAGTGTCGTCAAGCCGTCTGTCTATTTTAATCGCTCGCTCATCTGAAAATATCATATAGCAGTCGTCTACTACGTCAGATCTGAACTTGTCGCCACCCACAGCTTCAACCGCATCGCTGTTAGTCTCTAGCTTGACTTTAATAGAATAGTCGTCGATATGTAGCCTAGTCGCTTTAGCCTCATAAATGACTTTTAATCCATCAGTAACATTTACTGAACTCGGCGGCAACAGCTCAATCTGACGTGGTGTCTTGACAAAATAGTATGTCGGTTGTGAGGCTAAAGTTAGCCAGTTATGTTTAACCGCTAGATATTCGCTAGTACTTTTAATCTCAATCAGCTCATTATCCCTAGCCGTCACAGCTGTTATTCTCAAAACGTCATCGCTTAGCTGATATGCTGTCTGCTTAGCTATCAGATCGGTCGTCTTAGTCTTAGTCACAGGATATCGTCTAGCTAGAGAATTGACGAGCTGAGCGCCCGAACAGACATCTTTAGCTATCTTAACCAGCTCATCTGAGCTGTCGTCTAAACCGCACAGCTGAGCGACTTCTGACTTCATCTGAGTAAACGTCTTCATATCTCAATTATAACGTATTATCATGACGTCAACCTGATGCTGTTATTACAATGATGATCGTAGCTAAAACGCTTGATTTTTAATAAGCACTTTGATACTATAATAGTGTCAAGTTAATAAGGAGGACAACATGACAACTACAGTTAAAGATATCGCTTCTCAAGAGACATACGCCACGAACGTGACAGTTTCGTATTCAGCCGGCGAATTCGTTTTGCCAAGATGGTTCATCAACAAAAATCTTTCGCAGAGCCAAGCATACGCTGTCAGCGTTGAGGGCTGCGGGAAAGCAGTTAAAGAGACAGAGAAGGCTATTGACATCGAATTCACTACTGATTATGGAAAAGTATGGCTTTGGTGTCCGAAGTCAATTCTCAAAACAATCGATGAAGTTGCAGATGAGTTGATTGCGGCGACGAAAAAGTTCAATGATAAGATGAGCAAGCGTACCGAACTTATCGAGAAAATGAGAGCTTTGGGCGTCAAAGGCATTAGCAATCATCAGCGAACTGAGACAATTTTTAGTAAAGCTAAAAGCCAAGGCATCGACGTCTCTGATGTTGAAAAGTGGTATTTTAATAAATAAGAAAGGACAGAATTATGAGAGCATCAGTTTACAGAAGATTACAAGAACAGAGAATAATAGAACTGTCAAGGCTTGCGGTTTCAGCCGGTCTACTAGTGATTTTAAGCTTAATCTTCATCATATCTTTTGGATGTGCGCTAGCTAAGTTCAACTAGCCCCATCTAGTTTAGACGCCTCTTCTATAGTAGTAGCAGGGGCGTCTTCTTTTGGTATAAAGCCATAATCTTTGGCACTTTCAGGGTAATAATCGATGAAGTCTTGGTTGGGCGAGCCATCAGGATTGTGAGGCTGAATTAGCTCATGAGCGTGAGCTATAGCCTCATTGGTCAGTTGGTTGTCTTGACTAATGGTGCTTATGGTTGTATTAGATGAGTTAGATATAGACTGTCTGTCGTTTCGTTCAATCAGTCTATTATCTAGCGTTATTGTCCATCCAGCCATAGCCCGCCCCCTTTTCTATTTCACGTGAATGTTCTGCTCTAATCTGAGCGGGTGTTTTAGTGCCAACCACGCCAGATACTTTTCTGAGAGGCAGCTGATTAGCACCCTTGAACGGATCGGTCACTTTGCCCGTTACGCCATAGCCTGGCACTAAAACTCTAATAGCTCTCTCGTTTAAGTCGTCTAACCGTTTAGTAGCATTACGAATATCCATGTCGAGATAGTGAACTTTAACAGCTACTACTATCTGTAGTATGACAATAGCGATGAAGGATACAGCTTCTATCATTTTTAGTCCAAGTCCTTTTCAAAAGGTAATGCTACTTTAATGCTGAGTAATTGCTTGACAGCACTGGCTGAATTAGCCACTGCTTCTTTAATGGCTAAAGCACTATCTAAAACACCAGCTTCTCTCATGTCATTAATCTCATCTGTTGTCAGATCTAAGCCTTGTTTTGATTTAGTGCAACCATCTGAGGTGATCAGGCTGTAGATATCTTTCAAATAATTTAAGTTTTGAGAAGTGAGGGCGATATCTCTGAGTGCTGTGCCTGCGCCGTAAAGTGCGCCATGCTTTTTAGCTGAAAGAACTGCGCATATACCATCATCTATTCTTAGCTTAGCTTCATGTCGTTCAGCTAAAGTATTAGCCCCGACAGAGATTTTAACTGTTTTAGATTTTAGACGTTTTTGACGGTCTTCAGGTAACTTTTTGATATAGTTGTCAAGGTCTTGATTTAGCGAGCCATTTAGAACAGTTTCAGTGCTTGTGACTTGAGCATTTTCAACCGTGCCTAGATACTCCTCTGAGAATTGTTCAGGCGATAGAGTGAATGGTTTACAGTTAGAATATTTTGCGACGTCTTGCAAGAACTCGTCACGATTTTTGAAGGGCGGGGCAACAATCGAGACGTCAAGTTTTCCAGCTAACTTATTAGAGACAGTCGTTTCAAGTGCTTGACCCATGACGTCAGCAATGAGGATTATTCCTTGACCAGGCTTAAGCTTAATCGCTCGCTCAAGAATAGGAATGATATCGCTGTCAGTCTTGACAGTTTTGGGCAAAACTATTATCAGAGGATTATCATAATAGCTTTTGAAAGAAGTCAAGTCATTAGCTAATGCGATAGTTGTTAGTCCTTGGTTGAAAGCAAAACCCTCTACGATATCGACGTCGATCTGAGATAATTCTTGTTCGGATACGGTGATAGCACCGCCGTCAGAATTAGTAACAGCTAAGTCGACAGCTTGAGCAAGTCGCTCGTCACCTGTCGCCGTCAAAGCGATGTTGTAGTAATCTTTATCCATCAGATCAGATGGTTTAATCGTAACTGTGTCAAGTCTCTTTAGAATATCGAAAGTGTCATAGTCAATCATGCTGTTTAGCTCACGTGGTGAGATGTCTTTTGAAAGAGGTCGATAGTTATCATAAGTAAGTTTAGTTAAAACTACTGTTAAAGTAGTGCCGTCGCCAGCTTTCAGATCTGTTTTAGCACTAGCTTGACGAGCAATTGATATAGCTGCGTTCTCGATCGGATCAGCTACTTGTAAACTAGCTATGTTAGTAATTCCGTCGTGAGAGACGGTCGGTTCACCATATCGATTTTCGATCAAGACATTCCCCGAGTTAGCTCCAAAAGCACAGATAGCCGTATCGTATATTTTAGTCAGACCACTCTTTATCTTAGACGTCAAGTCGTCGCCTGTTACTACATTTCGCACTAAATTAGTTTTTGGCATCGACACACCTCCTAAATAAGCTTGTAGCCCATTATTTTATTATTCTGAATAAAGACGTAACGCTTGTCGTTAATTACGATCGGCTCGCCTGATTGATAAGGCTGAAAATAAACTGTTGTGCCTTGCGGACGAGTAATAGCATCTTTGCCCGAACTTTTGATAAGAATACCTTCTGTGATTTGCTCATACTTTTCACGAGAAAGCGTCAAGCCTGAGTCGCTGGTAGACAGCAGTTCCACTAAAGTATAGCCAGGCGTCGGTTCTAACAATTTGTCCCCCTTTTCAGTCATAATTACTACTGTTAGTTTACTAAAAATGACGCTATATTGCAAGCGTCATTTAGTTGATCGATGATAATCGGTTAGGCTATTTTGCCACCACCCGCTCGGATCCAGGTGTAATCACCGGCTTTAGCTTTGACTTCCATGACGCCGAGAGCTTCATTGCCCGTTGCACCCTTTACCACACCATTGAAAGCGTTGCTGTCAATAGAGACCGGGGTGTTAGCCGGCACGTCAAAGTCGAGAGCGTCAGCCAGGCTGATATAGCCATTGGTATTTACTCCTTGAACCAGATATTGCACGTTAGCGATAGTTGCGATCGCATCTGTGAACACGACCACTTCATCAGCTGTAAAAGTCGCAGCTATTTTTATAGTCGACATGCCCGCCGAAGCTGCCTCAGCGTTACCGCTTTTATTACTTTTTTGAACGATCACCTTGTCGCCGGGAACGACATTGCCGCCGATCCTGCTATAGCGATAGACTCGACCGTCAGCCATGCGGGCGAACTTACCCAAAACCTCTTGCTGCACATCTGATACAGCGTGGATATCACTGTTATTCAATACATTTCGTACATTTGCCATAAACTTCCTTTCGTTTATAAAACTATTCTAACAGAGAAAGTAGCTGATCGGCTGGTCGAGTTGTTTTTATATAGCAACACTGATTATTGTTTTGTCAATATAAAAAAGCACCAGCAACGAGATATGAAGCTTGAGGACAACATGACCGACGCTGGTGCTTATGTCATTATAGTAGCGCAGATCGCCCAGTAGGTCAATACGAGTTATCCACAGTTTATGTTTTTATTACATCGTTATTATAGTGCTTAAGTCTTGCTATTCTGAAAGTGCTTTGTTATTATAACAATGTCATTAATAAAGGAGGACAACATGACGGACAACGAAAAAACTAGTGTAGAAAACGACGTGATCGATTTTTACGCCAATCACCCTGAAGCGAAGGTGATCAATGCTTACGTTACCAAGCAAGAAGTTCTGAAGAAGAATGATATTGTGAGTAAGTTTTTAAGTAATTGCGAAAGTTACACAGAAGAAGACGAGCTGCTGAGCAGCATATTTAATCAACTTAATCACGAGCGTATCGCTGTATCTGTTTGGCGTAAGCGAACAGGTTTTTCGATTGAAGGCAAAGCTATCGAGAAGATGATCGCTTACCTAGTGGATGGCGAGTTGTCTATGAAAAGTGATGTTGACAATGTTATGAAAGAAGGCGTAAAAGAACTGCTGTCTGATAAGACTAGGCTTTCTTCAATCTGTTGGTTGGCACTTTCAGATGTCAAAGAAACGCTTGGCGATGTGAAAAATAAGAAAGTATTTAACGAGTTTGTAAATAGCAGAGCGACTTATTGGCTACTAAAAGGCTTCTTTGCGCTTGAACACGACGATACTGCCCCAACATCTGATCCGCAGGCTTTTCCGGAAGAGACGGTTGTCGATACTAGCTTGTTGCCGGCAGTAGCAGACTTTTTAGGCGAGAAAAGGAGGCTAGCTGAAGAGAATAAGTAACTATTTTTAGTAAAAGATTATACCCTCTTGCAAAAAGAGGGTATAATCTAGTTTAGCAGTTAGTTAAAACTAAAGGAGGTTATTATGACTGCAGATAACAACACACCTGGTTTTATTGTACCAGATGTAGGTGAGAAATCAAGGTTTCATGTTGACACTTTCGACTCTACTATTCTTTATGACAACAGTATGACCAGTAACCAGAAGATAGTTTACTTCTACTACTGTCAGCACGACCAGATTAGCGAGACGGCTGAACAGGTCGCTAGCTTTCTTTATTTAGGCGTTAGCACTGTAAAAGAGGCGTGGCGTCGGCTTGAGGAGGATGGCTATCTACAATTGATTGAGAAGAAAGGGCGAGTGCGTACGTACGTCGCCATTTTTAAGTGTGGGCTATGGTAAACGACAAGGAGGGGATATGTCAAGTCAAAATAAGCAAAACTATCTATTAACGCCACAATCGCTTTTTGCGTGTGATAAGTTCAGCTTAGCTGAGAAGGTGGTATTAGCTAGGGCGATGAGTTTCGGTAATCATCGCTATTACGAGTCGGTCGAGAAGACAGCATCGTTCTTGGGTATAAGCGAGTCGGTAGTTGAAAAGGCGAGGGCTAAGTTTATTAAGCTAGGCTACTTTAAGAAGGTCGGCTATAGCAACAATAGGGTAGTCTATGAAGTATGCGACGACATTATCGAGAAAGATTGTCAAGTGAGAAGAATTACAAAAAATGACATTTCTTTTTGCCCAGAACAATCGCAAAATATGCAACCAACAATCGCAGAATATGCGATTTCTCAAAATGATACATATATATATAATAATAAAGAAGATAATAAAGATATAACCCCCCTAAACCCCCCCATGGGGGGTTGTGTGGCTCAAAAAGTTAAAAATGATGAAAAAGAAGAGGTTGACAATATCTTCAATTTATGGCTTAGCTGTTTTGGGCTTTCAGGGCGTAAATTGACGCCAGGCAGGACGGTGAAAATAAAACGCCGTCTGAAGGATTGCGGTAAAGAACAACTAGAGCTGGCTATCCGTAACGCTAGTCAGGACTACTTCTACCGTGGTGATAACGACCGGGGCTGGCAGGCGGACATCGACTACATCTGTCGTTCAGCCGAGATTGTTGAGCGATTGGCGAACATGACGCCGAGAGTCGAAAGAAAGATGAGTTGGTGGGAGCAAAAGCAGAAAGAAGAAGACGAGGAGCGGGAAGAGAGAGTTAAACATCCGAAATATGACGAATTTGGTAGAGAAGCAAGGAGCGATGAAGCAGGGAACTTGGTCTATGTTTAGCGGGAAAGAAGAGGAGGTTTTATGAGAATGAGGTCAGATCCGCCGATGAGATATGACAGCGAGGCTAAAGAGTGGTGTGTTTTGTGGGAATGGCGAAAGAAGTTTGTCAGAAAACGTGATCAGAACAACGCTTTTATCAAGGGTGATAGTTGGTTTAAGTTAGCAGAGATGAACGGCGGTAATTGGTGGGCGTGGCAAGCAGTGCCTGAGATCAGAAATGGGCAGATATTTTATCCTGAAAACTCAGAGCCCGTGAATAGCTATGACGAGATCAAGCTGGATCGGATGCTGGCTCAGCGTCAAGGATTTTAGTTATCCACATTACGTTGTAAATAAAGTTATGATCGCATAAACATACTGCTTGACTTTATCAAAGCACTATGAGATACTAATAATGTCAATAAGCGAAAAGGAGGACAACATGAACGACGACAACGGTAATGAGATCGAGGGGCTAGCAGTAGCCTATGACGGCTGTCACAAGATTTATATCTGTGAGACTGAGGCGGATATCAAGAAGATGAAAGAGCTGCACTATCAGATCCACGACATGAACGAGTTGCAAGATATTTACAATAACTCTTGTAGTCTGAGGTTTATCAACAGCGCAGATCTGAAGAAGTGTTTTGTGACACAAAGATTGGATGACGACGATGAGTACTAACAACAACGCAATCGTGCCTCTTGACAAGTACTTACGTCAAAACGCAATTCAGCAACGCTTGTTGGAGAGGCTGTCTGAAAATGAAATGAGGAGCTTTGCTGCTGAACTGATGGACGTCTATAAAAGCAATCCGCTACTACAGAAGTGCTCATCATCATCAGTCACGTCAGCTGGTCTGATCGCCAATACGATCGGGCTACCACTGAATAGCAACCTTGGCTTAGCCTATCTGATCCCATACTGGAAAAGTAGCATTAAAAGATATAGATGTCAGTTCCAGATCGGTTATAAGGGGCTAATCCAGCTGGCTTTGGCGTCGGATGCTTATTCACGAGTGAACGTCAGCGACGTTAAAGAAGGCGAGCTGGTTAGCAGGGATCGGCTAACAGGTGAGTTTGATTTTGACTGGGAGATGGATGAGATTGCACGTGAAAAGTTAAAGACGATTGGCTATGTAGCTTTCTTCAGACTGAACAATGGTTTTGAGAAAATGTTATACATGACTAACGAGCAACTACATGCTCACGCTAAGAAGTTTTCAAAAAGCTTTTCAGGTGAACATCCCGAGAGAAGTCTCTGGCATACTGATTTTGAGTCGATGGCGAAGAAAACTGTATTGAAGCTTTTGCTGAGTAAGTTTGGACCGATATCACCAAAACTGTCGATGGCTATCCGAGATGATCAGAAAGTTGACGGCAAGTACGTCGACAACCCAGCTAACGATCATGAGGGTGCTGATTTTCAAGCTAAGCGATCTGAGATGAAAAATAACCTAAAGAAAGAGGAGGTTAGGAAGACTGATCACATAGAAGAAGCAGAGATTGTTACTGATGAGAGTCAGATATCTGAAGAAGAACTAGAGTCGATATTTAACAGTTGCGAAGGAGGATACAGTGGTTAAAATAATACCGATATCGCAAGATACCGAGCGTGACGCCTGGCTGGAGTTCAGGCGAGGCAAGATTACGGGGACGTCAATCGGCAAGCTTTATGAGAAGAATAGGAGTAAAGCCGCCATAGAAGAGAGCGGAGTGTTTAGTACTAAGGCTAATCTAGAGCTATATAAGGTTGTAGCAGGTCGGATAGCTGTCGGCGATGATGGCGAGCCACCCCGAGAGAGAGGAATAAGGCTTGAGCATACAGCTTGTAAATTGGCGGTAAAGAAACTTGGGCTGAAGCACGGTGAATATAACGGCTATGTTTTTCAATCCGAAGTATCAGAATACGCCATGTCGTCACCTGACAATTTTGAACACGTCGACAACCCGACTTGGCTGATGGAGATTAAGTGTCTATCTACAGCCAGGCATCTTAAAATGATTTTTGAGGGCGAAATAGATAAAGAGTTTAGGTGGCAAGTAGCTGATAGCTTTCTGAACTGCCCAAGTGCCAAAGTACTCTACTTTGTCTTGTTTGACCCAAGAGTGGTAATTGACGAGCTAGCGTTGCACATCATCACTGTGAAGCGTGAAGATGTCGCTGATGATATCGAGACGTTGGCTAAGGTGCGAGACCGAGCGTTGAAGCAGATTGACAACATTTTGGAACAATTGAACGATATTGCTAAGAACAAGACTAAAGAGGAGGGCTTGCTAGACGATGACGATATTAAGGCGATTGGAGCTGATGACGGGATCAGACAATATTACCCGGAAGAGGAAGGCGAGGCGTGTACCGATCTACCAGAGTTGCCCGTACTGCCCGAAGAACCGGATGTATCTAAGTCATTGTCTGGCGAGTTATCTGATGGAGAGAGAGGCGACGTTGAGGCAGAGGGAAAAAATATGGCAAGCAATGCAGTCTGTAGAAAGCAACGGGCAGGCAAGAAAATTGAAGAAACGCTGGAGCGAGCTAAGGAGATATTCTGATGGCAGGAACTAAAGCAGGTGCTGAGAAAGCGTCTAACACAATGAAGAAACGGTACGGCGATGATTACTATCGTCGGATCGGCAAGGTTGGCGGTCAAAATGGTCGTATGGGCGGTTTTTACGCTGACCGTGAAGTGGCTAGAAGCGCAGGTGCTAAGGGCGGTCGGATCAGCAAGCGTGGTAGCGTCAATGATAAAAATAAACGACCACTCTGGACTTTGCTAATAAATTGGCGTCGAATTGTCAAAGAGTACATTAGCGGACATGCATATGACATAGCATACGACATCATAGATACAGCTTACGGCAAGGGCGTTAGCGTGGATGATTTGTCTGATGCGCACGTTGCGGCTGAATACTCAGTCGGTGACCTGGCTGATATATATCTGGATAAGGTTATCGAAGAAGTTGACACTACAGACGGGGCTTATGAGCCGAGTGAGCATGTTAGTAATGATCTGTACAGCATTCTTGCTCAAGCCTTATTAGACTACGTCACCGACGAAAAGCAGAGCGATCTGTACTGGCAGGCTTATTGTGAGTTTAAGGAAGTGCAAGAGCGAGACGATGGATAACATACGTCTGAAGGCTATAACATGCGGCGGATTGTCTGTATCCCCAAAGCGGAGCGAAAAGTTTACTCTTTATCCATGGAGTAACTTAGGCTACAAGGGACTGATAGTCGCAACAATGCCCATGAAGTCTCATTATCGTAAGGCTGATGGGCGTTGGGCTACCGACCGTCTAAGAGAACTGTCTTTGCTAAGCAGTACGCTAGCTGACAGTTATGGATATGCGATAGTCGTAGCCAGATCTGACGAGGAGGCTAACGATATTGCAATCTCATACGCTGATGGCAAGCCTGAAGCTAGACGTCTTATCCGATATTTTCAAGGTGTTGTAGGTTAGTCATACATATTGACTTTCTATAAGCACTATGAGACAATAATAATGTCAAAGAAAGGAGGACAACATGAACGAAGCAAGCCAGCGTAAGTATCACTGGCGCAACGGTCGAGTGATAATTGAGCGAGAGATTATCGACGACCATCACGACAAGAGCATGGTGATCGGCTTAGGGATAGTACTTTTATTGTTCTTACAGCTGGCAATACACGCTTTTGGAGCATTACTCATAGGATAATGTATGTGTAGCGGTTTTTCTAAAGAGGAGGGAATACGAGTAAAAGTACTAAGAAAGCTAGCCAGGCTATTCAAAAAGCTCAGGCTAAGCAAGCTGTCACCGGTAGTCGATTGTCTAGGTTCAAGATTTACTTTGAAGCGATTTGACGAAAAAGCTAGACAGACTAAGAGTGAGATCGAGCGTCGCCATAAGATATTCAACGACACAAGACCTCATGATGATATCGACGACTTGATAGAAGCATTAGAGTTTGAAAACTTTATGAGGGATAAATATGACCATAGATAGACTAACGATGCACGAAATGAAGGTTAGGCGTATCACCATCGTAAGTGGATACGCCTCCATCGATAAGAGGCAAAAAGATGCTATCGATGCTTCTGCCTCTGCCGCCGCTAGCTCCGGCAGGCTTGGCTCCGACAAGGTGTTCTATAACTTAGGACGAGCCGATGGATTTAGGCAGGACTTGGGTGCTTATTTTGACGATATGACTTGTTTAGTAGATCGGCTCTTGCGACTGCTTGACAACGAGCTGGCATCAACCGAACAGGAGAAATAAGCGATGGATTGCAGGATATTGGGAAAGACCAAAGTTGTTAGCCTCGGTGATGCAAGGTTGCACGACTGGGATTTGGAAGAATTACAAAAGGACGCACCGCTTGGTGTTGCCGTGGCAGAGGTCATTTATTGGTATAAGAAGTTTGACTATGAGGGTGGCGGCACTATAGTTTATCGGGACTCTTGCGATAAATGGCACATCGACGACTTAACTCACTGCTCATGCTATGGACCATGTCATTACGGCTTTAGCGAAATAAGCTATTCTCTTAGCGATATCAAGAAACTTCTCAAGAAGGAGGATTATTACGAGAATGGTGGCAAAGAGATACTTAACTATTTAGAGAATGAACGACTCGTGGAGGACGGCGATGAGTGAAGAGGTTACTGCTATAACAACAGCGTGGGTAGACTTAGAACAGCTTACAAAAGCGGTTATGGCTGCCTGCGCAATGATTGAAGCGGCTGTCGAGCAATATGACGATACGGCAACGAGGTTTAACGAAGGGTTGTTGGCGTTGGGCAACGAGATGAAAACCCACGCCGGCAATATCTACACCGTAGCAATCGAGTCTAGCGATGACGTCTCGCTTACAACTAAGATTCGCATCAAGTCTGATATTGACAAGCTAGATAACCTCATCGATGCATTTAAGCAGGTTATAAAGAAACAATCTAATAACAAGAAAGGAGTAGATGATGAAGAGCAGTAATATGACTGTATATAGGTTGAAAGAGGATTGGGGGCCGTTTGATAAGGGAACTCAGTTCATCGACAGCAACGACGATGCGTATGCGCTGAAAGAAAACGCTAACGTGACGGCTGAAATACCAGCAGACCTATTGGAGGTTATTGGCAAGGAGAGGTGGAAGCCACGGGAACACAGGGACTATTACTATATTGAATGCAATGGAGACATTAGCACCACCTCATTTTATCCTGAAGTTGAGAGTGATAAAAACAGACTTGCCATTGGTAACTGCTTTAGAATAGAAGAAGATGCGCTAGAGACAGTCAAGTGGCTCAAAGCCCGCCAAAGGCTAATCGATAATGGCGCTGAGTTCATGAATGGCGTCGGCGTAGATGGCGAAGACATTGCCTACTATGGCGTTGCGTTTGACAAAATTAGAGGCAGACTACACACGATAAAGTGTTACAGCATTGGAGATGACGTTTTTGAAAAAAAGTTGTATTTTCTCAACGAGGACGTTGCCGAGAAAAGCATCAGGAACTATCGAAGCGACTGGCTAACGTATTTAGGCGTGAAGGAGGATATCGATGAAGATTGACAATAACGTGCCCCATTTTACTTATGAGGGTGTGTCGGTGACCCGTCTCGGCGATGCCCAATTGCGCAATAGTGACTTTCTTGAGCTGAGAAATGGTTGCCCTCTCAATCAATCGGTTACCTACGACGCAATGTGCTGAGTGAGGGGGTAAGTGATGAGCAAGACTAAGCGACACTTTGACCTCATGGAGTTCATGGGCAATGCCTGTATGACTGCGCTTGCATTGGCACTCATTTACGGGTTAGTTGCCTATGCCTTCTTCATAACCGACGATGCGCTAAGAGAGAGGCAAAAGAAGATTGACGGTTGTTGCGCCCAGTGCAAAGATTTAAGTAATAAGAAGGGAGAGAAGAAATGAAAAATAACAGGCGTGTATCTGAGACTTGGATAACTATCGCTTCTGCGATAATCCTAATACCTTTAGCGGTGGCGATATTTGCCTTCTCGACAATCTTCGTCCGTGACGTCATTCATGGCGCTACCCTGCCCGACGAAGACCAAGCCCAGTGTGAAAGCCTGGGCGGTAAGTGGTCGGTCAATCACCAGTGCTATAACGCAGGTGAGCCGACGACGATTAAGAAGCTTAAAGAGAGCTTGAAGGAGAGTCGTTAGATGATAATACATTCAACTGGGGCTAAGCGGTTTTACATAAAGAAAAAAGCACCTTATGGCGACATTCGCAGTGATTACTCGCCTAAATACGAGCTAAACATGTACCACTTTGACAATCTGTGCAACGAGTTGTCTGACAGGAAGCGGAGTGGAGAGTGGGTGAGCTTTGAGCCAGGCCAGTATGATGATGAACACGAGTTTAGTATGACACTTGTTATGGCACTAGTGTCAGCTCTTAAAGAAACGGCAAAGAGGTCTACCGTTCCATTCGACGAAGAAGCCATAAAAAAGGTTCATGCGAACATTATGCGTGCGATTATCGAGGGTGGCGATGGGCGAATTAACATGGCGAATTGGGCGGGGCATAGAAAGTGTCTCGACGAGGTGCTTGCTAGAGGAGGCGATGTGAGGTGTAAAATATCGTCGCATCTTAATAAGCATTTTTATATAGCAGAAACTGTTTGGAGTATAAAATATCATGAATGAGATACCGACTAAAGACGTGCTTGACCGCTATCGGAAGATAGGGCTGGTCGATAAACGTACAGATAAAGAGCGTGGGCTGAATATTTATGTTTATACGATGTTTACTCAGAAAGAGCGATTATGGAACTATGTCACCCTGAACGCCAGAGGCATCGTCTATGACGATAAAGGCAGGCTAATCCAACGTTGCTTGCCTAAGTTTTTCAATCACGACGAACCTGACGGTATTAGAGTGAGAGAACTATACCGTGTCAGCCCAGGCCGCAACGACGTCACTGAAAAACTGGACGGCTCACTGATTAAAGTGACCAATGACCCTGAGTACGGTCTGGTAATTACCTCTAAAGGTAGTTTTCAGAGTGACCAAGCCAAGATGGCAAAGCAACTGCTGGACGATAAATACAAGTCGTTCAGTTTTGCGCCAGGACTAACATATCACTTTGAGCTAATCTCACCTCAGAATAAGATTGTTATCAATTATGCCGATACCGAATTGGTGTTGTTGTGTCTCATAGATAACGAAACCGGGCTTGAGATTGAACCTGTAGATAGCCTGTTCAGGCGACCGACTAAATATTCAAGCAGAGTGCTTGATAATATTAACGCCATAAATGGAAACGGCTTACACGAGGGCGTGGTGGTCAATTATGGTCTTTATCGGCTGAAGTATAAGACGGACGAATATATCAGGTTGCATCGTGTCGTCACTAATTACACCACTAGACGTGTTTGGGAAGACTTGTCTAGTGGGCGTAAAACCGACCGTCTCAATATGCCCGAAGAGTTCATCAACTGGCTGAATAGGACGGAAAATAGTCTGAAGAATAAGTATAACGAACTGTCAGCTGATGTGAGCATGGCTATCCTCTATTGTAGGGATATGACTAATAAGGAGGTGGCTACCTGCCCCCACCCATTTATTAGAAACCATAAGAGTTACGTTTTAGCCTATCGTTCAGGCAAAGACGTCTCTCAAATGATGTGGCGGGCGATTAAACCGAAAGGAGGAGTGAAATGAAACTCTTACTACTGAGGGGGCTTCCCGCCTCAGGTAAAACCACCTTTGCTAAGGAGCTTGTCAGAAAAGACGGTAATTGGGTGCGGGTGAATAAAGACGATTTGCGTAACATGCTACATGGCGGTAAGTGGTCGAGCGGGCGTGAAAAGAAGATAATTGCGTGTGAGCGGTCGCTTGTCGGAACATTGCTAGGAGAGGGAAAGAACGTAGTGGTGGATGACACTAATCTGAACCCGACTCACGAGAGATACTTTAAGGGGCTAGCTGAAAGCCATAACGCCGACTTTGAGATAAAGGAGTTTGACACGCCTCTGGAGGAATGCATTAAGCGTGACAATAGCCGCCCTAATGGCGTCGGCGAGACGGTGATACGGAGAATGTACAATCAGTATCTTAAGCCCGCACCTGCTAAATATACGCCAGACCCGATGCTGCAGCCGGCTATCGTTTGTGATATCGATGGCACACTGGCACACATGCACGACAGGTCGCCGTATGATTGGAGCAAAGTAGGCAATGATAAGGTAGATATACCCATTGCTTGGCTCACCAGCATCTTGTTTAGAAGCGTCAGCGTCATTTTGGTATCAGGCAGAGATGAGAGCTGTCGTAAGGAGACCGAGGATTGGTTAGCCAAGAATGGTATCTGTTACACCAAGTTAATTATGCGAAGGGAGGGAGATAATCGACCAGACGAAGTAGTCAAAGAGAAGATATTTAACGAGCATATCAGAGGAAACTATAACGTCAGATTTGTCCTAGATGACCGCAACAAGGTAGTCGACATGTGGCGTCAATTAGGATTAAAATGTTTACAAGTGGCGGAAGGAGATTTTTAGAATGACCGACAAAGAGTTTAGCGAAATATCCGACAAGAATAAGCAGGTTAGAGGCTTAGCTAGTGAAGTTTTTTTCTGGCTTGATAGAGCTAGGATACTGAAAATATACGCCAAAATGGCTCACGTCATTATTGACGCCGGGTTAGACCCTAGAGATTTAGACAACGCAAGCGGAGCATACTTGGACATATCTAGAGAGGTCTATGACGAGTTTGCTATCAAGCACCCAACGATGGTAAATAAGCTGGGCGAAGTACTTGTTGGGATAGTGTTGAGGGCTACTGTTTACAGCGAGATTATGGACAGGACTAATGAGTATCTTGATGTGATGAGTAAATGTGTCAAAATAAATGAGGAGAGGAAGAAATGACCAATATCTGTCCAGACATAACACTTAGCAAAGGATGTGTACTGCTAAGCCAGGCCGATAAATTGTTTAGCACCGCAATATCCATACCCGATACGCTTAGTAGAGGTTATGGTGTCGTTGTCAAGTCAAACAATAGAAAAATAAACAAGCTGTTGCATAAGGCTACACCCCCTAAGAAAGAAGGTAATATCGTAGTTTTCTTTGCTCGGTACAGCAGTAGTGGCAATATCTGGTATAAAAACAATCCATGCGTCATTGTTCCTAACAATGGGATTTTAGGGGTGATGGAGCTATCCAATAGCCAGGTAAAAGAATGTGTCGATAACAGAAAACGTGAAGCGCGTGAGCTACTCGACGAGTTGGAGTCGTCGCAGAGAGGGCAAAGGATTTACTGATGGTACAGAGATTATACTGCTTGATATGTGACCACTGTGGCGGTGTGATGAGCTACTGGGGGCGTTCATCGGTAAAAGAGGCACTGGATGCTGAGCGTGAATTCGTCAGTGGTAGCGTTATATTTGCGAACGGCAAGACGTTTTGTAATAGAGAGTGCTACAAGAACTATCTGGCTAAGCACCGCCGAGCCAAGATGAAACGGATAAATAACGGATAACTTTACGTAATGACCGAGTCTGATTTACAAGTACAGGTAGCTTACTATCTTAGGTTGCAATACCCCGATGTCATTTTTCACTCTGACTATGGCTCAGGGGTGAGGCTAACCAGATATCAGGCTAATGTGCAGCGTAAACAGAATGGTGGACGTCGAGCCTACCCCGACATGTTCATCGCTAAGATGATGAACGGCAAGGGTGGGCTATTTATTGAATTGAAGAAGGAGGGCACTAAATTAAAGAAGAAGGACGGTACTTGGCTTACCTCTCATCTGGCTGAACAAGCGGAGATGCTGGAGATGCTTAAAATGGAAGGATACGAGGCTTATTTTGGAGTAGGCTTTGACGAGACTAAAGAGATAATTGATAATTATCTAGGCAAGAGAATGACTAACAAAGAGCGGGTAGACAAGGAGGGCTTTTGATGTGAGTAGAAAATACACCACACATAAAAGTAAGTTATCCAAAATTGAAGGAGGGTATAAGACTAGAGATAAGAATATAGCCAAGTATGGCGCAGACTACTACAAGCGGATTGGTTCAAAAGGCGGTAAGAATAGTACTATGCGTTGGTTCAGAGATGTGCCTGGAAGTGCCAGGCGAGCCAGATTAGCCAGACAACGTCGACGGTTAGGGCGTATAAAAGGCTGGAAATATGATTTGGCTGATTTATTGGGGTTAAGGTCATGAAAAAAGATTGGGATAGCATAGCTAACGTTATATTGGTTGTCGGCTGGGTGATAATAATGATATTGATGATTGTCACCCATTGACATGATATGCAAGTATGGTAGACTAGCTACATACAATCGTGAATGCATTAGCTAGCAGTAGTCACGGTTGGGAGCCCACATCAAAAGGTCTTGTGCCTGAGGTGTGGGTCTTTTGTTTTGTCATTCATTATTGTAATAACAGCATCAGGTTGACGTCATGAGGTATAATTAGTCTATGAGTAAA